TAAAACACAATCGTTTGTATGTCAATACATCGTTAGAGCGTTGGGGTGACCATCAAGACGAAACGATACCTAAATTGCATCATCGTACATTGTATCATACACACCAACACATCCGTGAAATTGCAGCCAAATATCCAGGTGCAGCCACAGTTGTTGCAACAGGCGGTGCAAATCCAGGTCTTGTAACATATCTAGCCAAATCTGCATTGTTAAAGATTGCAGAGAAAGCTGGTCGTAAAGTAGAGAAACCTGAGAACAAAGAAGGCTGGGCTCAGTTGGCCAAGAAACTTGGTGTTGAAGTCATTCAAATTGCTGAACGTGATACACAAATCATTGATAAACCAAAGATGAAAGATGAATTCACCAACTCATGGTCATGTGAAGGTTTTTGGGCAGAAGGTCGTGCACCATCAGAAATGGGTTATGGCACACATGAACCACCTGAATTAGAAGGTGGTACGATTCAAGGTCATACAGCATTCTTGCACCAACCTGGACTTACCGTATTGTGCAAGTCATGGTTACCAAATGGTGGTCCTTACAATGGATTCCTAGTACAACATTCCGAGGCAATCACATTATCCAAGTTATTGGAGACTGCCGATGGCAAATATAGACCAACTGTATACTATTGTTATCAGCCAACAGATGCAGCCATTGCATCCGTACATGAAATGCGTGGAAAAGAGCTTGACATGCAGTCAAAATTGCGTATAATAAAGGATGAAATCATCTCTGGAATGGATGAGTTAGGAGTCCTATTGATTACAAAGAGTGGTAAGTCTTACTGGCATGGATCACAGTTGGACATCAAGGAAGCACGCAGGTTACTGCCAGGAGAAAATGCGACATCATTACAAGTGGTTGCATCTATCCTAGGAGAAATGATGTGGGCAATTCAAAATCCACGTATGGGTTATGTTGAACCTGAGAACATTCCACATGAGTTTGTACTTGAACATGCATTGCCTTATCTTGGACCAGTTCCATTTGTGGAAACAGATTGGAGACCTGAGGAAGACAAGAATAGTTTGTATGAAAGACCATTCGACAAGAAACGACCTAACGCATTGTGCAATTTTAGAGTCTGGCATTAAAATGAAAGTATATTATGATAGCGGTGAGAGGAAAATTAAAAGATGTCAAAGACTATATTGTCAATGATTACAGGTCATCTAAGCTCAGGTTTAGTTTAGAAGTATTTGCATGGGCTTGTAGTATTATTACATCAGTAATGTTTGCTATAACTATACCAAATATACCAATTGTACCATTGTATTTCATATTCATAACAGGATGTAGTGCAGCCTGCTATTGTGCATGGACTCGTGGGTCATTTGGTTTGGTACTAAACTATTCTTTCCTTATTATTATTGATGCGTTTGGCTTAGGCCGTTATTTGATTGGAACATTATGAATGAAAGAGAACGTGAAATTTTATTGGTCACACAAGAAGAGTGTGCAGAAGTAACACAGGCCATATCAAAATGCTTTAGGTTTGGCATGGATCAAATCAAACCAGGTAAATCATTCACTAACAGAGAACACCTAGAAGAAGAATTAGGTGATTTGGTTGCAATGATTAAATTATTATCCGAATTCAATATCGTAAAACTGGATAACATTGAAACAGCTTCATTCAACAAGATTGAAAAACTTAAACAATGGTCTAACATCTTTACCGAGGAAGTATGATGTTAATTAATCCCACTAAACAAACTGTATATGGTGGTTTTTCCACTGGAAATGTAAACTACAACAATAGTGGTGCAAGTATTCCATTCAAAATTGAAGTACCTGCACCGATAGTCGAAGTAAATAAGACTTTACAATATGAATTCCGTGTGTTAGAATCGGTTAAAGGTGATGAGGTTATTAAGGTTGGTTTACAGGTTAAAACCTATGAACTAGACCATTATGGTAGCCGTGTGATGATTTGTGATTGGACTGATGTTGAAAGAGTGAGGTTAGAAGTATGAATATATTTTATTTGCATAATGATGTAAAAGAATGTGCAAAGATGCATTGCGACAAGCATGTCATCAAAATGATTCTTGAGTATTGTCAACTGTTATCTACAGCACATCGTATGCTTGATGGCGTAGAAACCACAGGCCGTTCACCATCTGGCCGTCTGATGCGCCGTTGGCAATTACCAGATGAACGTGAAAGTAAATTATACAAAGCAACACACAGCAATCATCCATCATGCATGTGGGTTCGTAAGTCATATGCCAATTATGTGTGGTTATGGAAACTTCTAAACGAGTTGTGTAAAGAATATACCTATCGATATGGTAAAGTTCACAAGTGTGAAGAGACTGGTCTTGTAGAAAAACTAATGTATCCGCCCGCAAATATACCTAATAATGTAGAATTCACAGAACCTACACCTGCTATGCCTGAAAATATCAAAATCAAAGGCGACTCTATTGCATCTTATCGTAATTATTATTACAATAGCAAAAAACATCTGTGGTCGTGGTCTGGAAAGATAAATAGTAGGGAACGACCAAGATGGTTAGTTGATATGATACTTGACAATTTATCTAAAATAAACAAAGAACTAGAATTGGAATATTGATGCCTCGATATGATTTCTTAAACCAAAACACAGGTGAAGTAGAAATGCACACCATGTCTTATACGGTACTTGATGAGTTTAAAGCCAATAACCCACATCTTGAGCGTTACTTTACTTTCGAAGACTTACCAATCATGTCTGATGGTTCTCGCCTCAGTGTACCTGGCGTTGGTAAACCAGATTCCACATTTCAAAAATACGTTATTGACCGCATGAAAAATAATGTGGCCGGTAACCGTCTTGCAGAGACTCATAAAACTAAAATCCCTAGAGAATGGTAATTGTGAATAAGCAAATTCCAGTGTTATTACAGAAGCGAGGTGTACATGAACAGACCCCCGTGAAAAAACTTCCTATTGTTTCTTTCATCAACAACAGGAGTTTATATGAGCAAAAAAAGAATGATGTCAAAAGCACAGCGTATTTACTACGAGCAATCCAAAAAACAAAGAATACAAAGGGAATTAGCAGAGTACGCTAAGTTAATGAAAGAACTAAGAGATACGACAAACTATTATAGGGGTATGGATACATGAATGGTGAATGGTGTTATTTTAAAAGTAAAATATCGAAAGATGTTTGTGAACATATTATAGAATCAGCTTCAAAATTACCAAAAACAGATGCTACTATTGGCCATAGTGAAAATAGTGCAAGACTTGATGAGCTCAGAAAATCTAAAATATCGTTTATCATTAAACATGATCCAAATTATAAAGCCATATTCAATGAACTATGGCAAATGGCATTAGTTGCCAACGAAGATTGGTTTAATTTTCATATTACAAAATTAGATTTTTTACAGTTTGCTGAGTATGACTCGGCATATGAAGGTTATTATGGCAAACATCATGATGTTTTTTGGCTCAATGGTGATAAGAAATACCACCGTAAACTGAGTTGTATTGTACAACTATCAGATCCTAATAATTATGAGGGTGGTGATTTTGAATTGTATGCAGACCAGATGCCAAATCCAAATGAATTGAAAGAACAAGGCACAGTCATATTTTTTCCATCTTTCATAGAACATCAGGCAAAACCCGTAACAAAAGGCACAAGATACTCATTAGCAGGTTGGTTTGAAGGTCCTAAATGGAGATAAATAGTTAAATAACGCTATTTTTAATGGGGATTAAAACAAATGACAATAAGTGTATCAGGATCGACTCTCACATTTAGTGACGGTACAACAATGACCACTAGGACTTTAGCAGGTCCAACAGGACCCACAGGTCCAACAGGACCTACTGGACCCACAGGTCCAACTGGTCCAACAGGAACACCATCATCGTGCTTTGGTGCTGTAGGAAGTTATCTTGTTGCTAGTGGAACAGTAAATGGTGGTGGACTTCCGAGTTATGGTTGTTATGGTTCTATACCAGCAGGTAGAAATTTTGGAGGTACAATAGCTGGAGGTTGTTTGTATTCTTCTTATTATTCATTTAATAAAATGGGTATGGGTCTTTTTACTAGATGTGGTGTTGCATGTATGGGATCTAATAAAAGTCAAACAAGAACTGGTCCTGTAGGAGTTTCCGGAACTTGGAGGCAAATGTCTCAAACAGGTTGGAATGGTCTATGTGGTGGTTATGTTAATTGTTTTGTTTTGCCTGCACTTTATGTACGTGTTTCATAAGGAATAAAAATGCCTTTTACTGTCGAATCTATTACAAATTTATATTATAAAACAGAAGATAAAAGATTAATCAATTGTATGGTTAAATTTGCAGAATTTAATGAGGTACATCCATTTACTGCAAGTGCGAATGATCCAGAAGACCATGGCGTAAATATCTATAATGATATTGTTGCTGGTAAATATGGTCCAATTGGTGATTATGTACCACCAAAAGCACCAACTAGTGCTCAATTATGGGAACAAATCCGTTCACAGAGAAATGCCTTAATGGCCGCTTCAGATTATACACAGATGCCAGATTACAATGCATCTAATAAGGCCGCATGGGCAACCTATCGTCAGGCACTAAGAGACTTGCCACAGACTCAAACTGATCCGG